TTTCCTATCAGATTCAATAGTATAAAGCCGTGTGTCTACCGACCATTCACGCCATTTGTATTTGTAAGGCGTACTCTTCGTCGGCCTTGTAGGTTCATTAGTGTTTTCTTTTTCCATTAGTTTCTCTCCTTTAAAATTTTGAGTACAGCCTCACCGTATTCGTAAGTGCTGCGTTTGTTTGGGCCTTGTGGGCCACCGTTAAATGTTCGTAGTATCAAACGGATATTTTCATCCGTTAGATTATTCCAAACGTCCGCGCCTAGATAGCGCAACATATAGCTAGTGATAATCTTCTCCGCATATTCAGGATCTAATACATCCATATATGTACCGCCGATTTCTGGCGTATGCTCTAATCCATCTTGGTGGAAAATACGGAGTATTTGATAGCGTCCGCGCTCCCCCGCAAGCCCTACGGCGTTATCTACACCGCCCGACTCATAGCGGGCAATTGCATTAAACAATTCTCCATGAGTCGGCGGTGCTTCTTTTTTAGCTATTTGACTCGCTGAATAGAAAGTTATTGCGTTGGTCATTATGAGGATCAACGCCATTGCTAGTGTGTCTCTATTCATTACCTGAACCCTCTAAATCGCGGAAAATGTCTACAAAAAGTTCACGAGGAATTCTAGATTTTTCTCGATAATCAGTTTCACCCTGAGTTCCTGTTTTTGAACCACGTCGTGCGGACTCGTGGTGGCAATGCTTGTCAATTATTTGACCATTCTTGTCATAACGATAGCGTTTACATTTAGGTCGTGGAATCCACTCTCTTGAATTACAAAAGATATCTGTAGGCTTCATTCTAAGATCCCCGAAACGGCAGTACGAAATAGTGTTGTGAATGACTTGGTCTAGTAAACCGTATTTTTCAAAAATGGGATTAATAACTTTACGACACATTCCTACAGGATTTTCAATAAAAAAGTATCTTGGTTTAGTGGTAGCAATAATTTCAATTGTTCTCTCTAAAAGCTTTAAAGCTAATTCACCCCCTTCACTCTTAGGAATTCGAGGCTCACCTTTTTCAAACTTCTTACCATTCTTTGGTGGATGCCAATGACGGCCTATACTGCCGATACTAAAACCCTCGCAAGGTGGTGAGGCCCATAAGATTCCAGATTCAACAGACGGAAATGTAATATCTCTGTCAAGAATGCTTCTACTTTCGTGAGTAGCTGGAGAAGGAAAAACTTTAGCGCGTGGACAGGTATCATAAGTAGCTATTAACATTCCTTTTTCAGCAGCGACTTTAGAAAAACTACCAGTACCACTAAAAAGCTCAATAGTTTGTACGTCTTGTAAGTTGGTTATCATAAACATAAGTTTAGTAAACTTTTTTAACTTTTCAACATTTATTTAGTATTATTTATTTCGACGGACTAATCGACGGACTAATCGACGGACTAATCGACGGACTAAAACTGTATTCGGATCAAAATTTTTGAAACAATGCAACAAAATAATTTATTATCAGACCTTGTGGAAATATAATTCCCTATCGAAATATAATTCTCAATTTTGAAAAAAAAGCGCAAGATATTGCACAGTGAAAAATAATTCCCAAAAATTTAAAAATAGTGATTTATATTTCTGGCCTAATTTTAAAAAAATTTAGTAAATATTTTTCATTATTTTTAGAGATCTCTAGGAATTTGGTAAATATTTTTTACAAATCTAACCACCAGATAGCTAATTTTTATTATTGAACATTTATTTAATATGTAGTAGAATTAGGGCATGAAAAAAATAACACTACCTATTAAGTTAGAAAATATTGATTATGACTCAGAACTTTTAAATCCATTAAAAGACTGGATATCAAAATACAATAACCAAGTTAGAAATTTTAAAGCCGCGCCGCCATTATGCGAATTTAAGAGAGAAGAAAAGATTGATCAAATCTATCGCTTGCGCTACAGAGTTTTAGCATTACGTGCTTCTGTTTTGGAATATTACAATGAAATATAAAAGAGAATTAATCGACGGAGAAGAAATCCGCGTACATAAAAACCTAAATAATGGTAAATGGTCTGTTTCGGCCCGAATTCCTAAAAAAGGTTTTCAAGTGGTCGCGCATTTAGATACCGTAAACGTAATAAATGCTATTCCTAAAATATCGCTAGCCACTTTAAAAAGAATTAAAACCCGAAACATTAGAAATGTTTGCGCCCATATCCAAGGTTTCTACACCACTATTAATAGTGGACAATTAGATATAAAAGTATCTTACAACCCTTACCGTAACGATAATTTCACTCTAGAAAATGGTGAAATATTCGTTAGATCAAATCATGCGCATTTTGCAAAAAATGCGAGTAATTTTACAATCAATTAAATAGGAGAAAATTATGCAAGTAAAAATAATATGTATCGGAGACAAGATAGTATTCCGCGGAAATTTTGGTACAGGTGAACCAGAAGTAGCTACTGTAGTGGCTTTAGATAAAACGGAGATTCCTCGCGATAAGTATGGAAAACCTACTAATAAAGTTACATTACAAGATGTAAAAGAGAATAAGGTTATCTTTAGCTTAGATAACAGTAAATGGTGTTACGCCGAGCAAGTTACGCATATTTGCGAGGAGATAGCATGAGTTTTACATGTGAAAGTGAAAACTGGGATGATAGCGGTATGTCTAAAGAAGAATATTTAGATCTATATACCGCAGATTGCTATCAATGTAGTGAAGAATTAGATAAAGAGGCCGTATTATGCGGTTCGGATATCTGCGAGAAATGCTGGAAAGAAAACGGGAATTAAATAAAAGTTAAAAATCGCCCGCCTAACTAAAACATAAAAAAAATGAAAAATAAACATACTAAATTTAAAAAGCAAGCTTTAAAGCTGCTTAATCAATTGGCTAATACTGGAGAATGTAACGGTATTAAGACAACAATCCCGATAAAAGCTCCTAAAGACATTAAGCTTTTAGGAACTTCTACTAAAATAGAAAAAGGCCGCAAGCACGGCATTTTAACTAGTGTTATGTATTTATCTCCGCACGAATCTAGTGGATTTGTCCGCACTCGTACTGGTAGCACTGTAAATCTTTGTCCATTTGCTTCTTCAAATTGTCCTACGATTTGTCTAGGCAAAACATCTGGATTGCTGCGTATGACAAACACGCAAAATGCGCAGCGGTGGAAATCGGCCCTCTATCTTATAGATAGAGAATTATTTAGAAACCTATTAATCATGGAGATTAAGAAAGTACAAACTAAAGCAAAGAAATTAGGTCTACTTTGCGCAATTAGATTGAACGGTACATCTGATTTACCATTTGAGCGTAACTGGAAATTCTCCGAAATGTTTCCAGATGTTCAATTTTACGAATACACTAAATCACCGTCATCAGTTAGAGATTTAGAAAACGGTTTAAATTCTAACTATCATTTAACTTATTCCTATCATGGAACAGAAAAATCTAAAGTAGTGGCTAGGCAAGCTTTAGAATTGGGTGCGAGTGTTTCCGCAATTGTTGACGAAACCGATTTTTTAAATGATGATGATCAATTAGAAAAGGGTAGAAAAGTTTCTAAAATACTAAATAAAGTTTTAGGACAAGATCGTTTGTCAAGCATCAATATTGTTAATGGTGATGAACATGATGCTAGATTTTTAGATATGAAGAGATCTCTAGTACTTTTAAAACGTAAAGGCGGCAAACGAATTAGGCCTCTATTTGGTGACGATTTGGTAAAAATAGACAATGAAGAAAATACTGCTATTGACGTTTAAGATATTAATGTATTGCTTAATTGCTTATGTCACGGGTTTGGTTTTTGTACTTTCTATAAGTATTTTTCTATGCTTAAAATCATAAATAAAAGTTAAAAATCGCCAGACTAAGCGAAAACATAAAAAAAGAGACTAAGGAAGTTCCCTAGTCTCTTTATTTTTTTAATACTTATTATTTAATCAGAAATTTCTCCATAAGTAAAAAGGCATAAGAATTGGCGAGGCTATTATTAAAAGGATTAACAATAGCCACTCTTTAAGTGATAGTTTGTAATTAAGCATTTTCAATTTCTCCGTTTTCTAGTCCAGTGGCTAACTCTTCTAAAAGACTATTAACCACAATTGCACAGACTACGTTTACTTCTGCCGCATTATCGGCGGATTTGATTACGTTTGTGCAGTGGTCGATAGCCTCTTTAGTTGTAGGAAATTTAGCAAAAAAATTAGATTGATTTTTGCGTAAGAATTTGATCAAAGTTAGGTTATTTTTCATATACATATTCTATCGTCTGCGAATGGAATAGTTAACTATTATTTAATAAAAGTAAATATGCCAACAAACAAACAGACACGATTAAAAATTTGATGCCGAGCTTCCAGCGATCTATGGAAAGTTCCGCACGTGTTTCGTGAACATATGCGCGGTGCGTATTTAAAGGATAGTGGCGAATTTGGGGCGGTGGTGGCCTCATTTTTTCCAGGCGATCGGGCAGAATAATGCGCACAGGGGGTAGTTCAGCCACGGACACGTACAATAACCTGCTCACATTTTTTTGCCAAAAATAAGCCCTAAACAAGCTACCGACTGTATTGAATTTTTTTCCTGTTCCCTTGCTAGGAAAATAGTAATGTCACAGATTTATAGTAGCCTGCCAAGGGATCACACCCCGCTAGTCTTACTAGCACCTCTAGTAAAGGAGAAAGAGAAACCCAGAGGGAGTATCCGAGATTAAAAATAACCAAAAATCTGTTCAACTCAGGGTGTGAAAACTCACCGCTTTAATTTTAATATAACCGACCTACTAATATCTCAAGAATATTAAATATATTTCCTATTAATGTACTGAACTATATTTCCCAATATAAAATATTCATATATTCCCTACTAGAATTCTAAAAATTCTGTGTTATTTTGGGGGTCGTGGTGGCTTTCTCCGAGAGTGAATAGAGAATAATTTATATTATTATTTTAATATTTATTATTAGAACCATACTGGAGGTTTAGGATACTGTCCTACGGCATTTTCCATAAATTTCTCTAAGTCTCTATCCAGTTTTTCCTCTTTTGCGTCTTTTATAGCTTCGTCTGCGTCTTTTCCAGCAGCTTCTACCCAATACTGGACAGCCATAGATAGTGCATCAAGCCTATCGTCATGTAGTAAAGCTCCACGGTCTTTTGTAATTCGTGTCATTTGGTGGAATAATCTGTACTGAGGAGCTTTTTCAGGAGGTAAATGCTTGGTAGACTCAAAATCCTTATCTATAAGCTGTGGAGATACAATCAGTTTGTGCTGATTCATTACAGGTTCTAGAGTGTCTATGATCCGTTTTTCCTTCTGAGTGTGGTGTCTTACCTCTTCTACAGTCACTGGGTACGTCTTTCGTAGGTAAGGTTTGAGTAATTCAGTGAACATTCCGTCACCAAAGTTGGATTCTACGAGAATCTGCTTAACATTGTGCTTTTTGGCGATATCTACAAGAGTTTGCATGGTTTTCTCCTGATATCCGCCCTCTACTCCTGAACATTCAAGAACCCATAGGAATCCGTTAAGAACATTCACTATAGCGTAGGATGTCTCGTCTGAGCCTCTACCAGAAGGGTCAATCGCCATCACTGATCCCTTATATTCCACCCAATCCCCTATAACTTGCGTAGGTTGGTAGAAATAGTCTCCTGCAAACCCAAGAACAGGTAGGTCAGAAAGTTGTTTATCAGGAGCTGACGAATGAATGACCTTTTCAGGTGCTAATTCAGAGTTAATGTCCATCACAACGAGGTCGGAGAGTTTTAATGGATATCTTTCAGCGTCCGATAAGCTAGGGTCAAGCATAAACTGCATTGCGAATCCTGACCTACCGTAAGAAGCCTCGCGCTCTTTCAGTTCCCAATCGTCAAATCTTCCTGGGTCTGTAGGGTCACCTTCGAGCGCGGGGTCTTCAGCTAACTCATCATAGATGAGCGGGGCAAGCATCGAGCCATAACGTGGCAGTTTTTTCTCTACTGGGTATCTTGCAGGCCAAATTCTTGTTTCGTAGCCACGATCAGGGAGAACTGTATACAGTGACATCTCTGTTTGGTACGTTCCTAGGAAAGTAATCTCTCCTCCAGGCTTAATAATCGCCTCAAATTCTTTGACTAATTCGCCAAGCTTTTCACGCATTCCTTGAGTCGCGCTATTGTTTAGGCTTTCCGCGTCATCGCTCACGACAATGTCGGCGCGTGAACCTGTGAGCTGTCCAGTAATTCCTACAGACTTAACAGAAGGCGCGTGAGCTGCAGACGCAGGGCCTACATCAAATGCTATTTTTGAGTCACGCTGTCCTTTTCTAGGTCTTAAATGCTCCAGAATAGGCATTTCAGCGATAAGACGCTGTGTAAATGTAGAGAAATCGTCAGATCGTGTCTTAGACGCAGATACTACTAGTACGTTAATATCAGGGTTCAGTAGTAATTTCCACACTACATAGGCTGATGTTAGATAGGATTTACCTACTCCACGGAATGCACAGATAGTTTTACGCCTTGGGCCGTGCTGTAGATACTTTGAGATATCGTATTGAACCTTTGTAGGATTAGGTAATCCCAAGTGTTCCCATACAAGATATACAAAGTTTCTAAAATCTTTCAGTTCTTCGGGAACTACTACTTTACTCTGCTTTTTTAGCATCTTCTTCAAAAACTTCTACAAGTGTTTTTGGAGCAGGACGATTAGATTTTTTTTGATCGTCTGTAAACGGTAGCTCCTTAACTAAATTCATAATTGGTGGACTGTCCTCTACATCAACATTAATACCGTTGTCTTTTAAAAATTTAGTAGCAACTGATAAATCAGCACTTGTTGCGTCACCTGTTATAATTCTTTGCAACAATTCATTGCCAACAGCTTCGTGCAATTTTGCCAATAATTCTTGTAAATTGTTTGTCATAATGTGTATACTCGCGCTATGAGTGACGCTGATAATTCGGATGATACCACATTTTCTTTAGATGAGTGGGCGAAAAATCATACTAAAAACAGCTCGCGTAGTGAATTAGATTCTAATCCAGAAGCAGTCAAAGCTATTAAAAAACTTTTAAAGCTTCGTGCGGAAAAGAAGACTGCGTTTTCTATCAGGTCACTTTTATCTATGTTAAAAGAACAATATGGAGTGAGTTATAACTCCGCAGAGGGGCTAAGGTATTGGATGAATACCCGATTACCTGATGAATATGAAAAGGCTAATTTTGGCTAATGGGCAAAAAATTTGATATTGAAGAATGGGCAGGATCAATAGACGATGATGTAAATTTAATAAAACGGTTACGACAAGAAATAAGAAAACTCTGTCGTAAAATACAAAACTTTAAAACTACTGAATATCTACTAAATCACGCTGTAAATGAAGCTATTAAAGGAATAAAACCTTTAAAGCCTACTAGGAAACCGCCTAAAATGAAGACGAATCCTGTAGAAGCGTGGCTTTGTTTGTCCGATTGGCAAGTAGGAAAGCGTACTGCGACATATAATTCTAAAATAGCTGTTAAGAGAATCCACAAATTGACCGAAGAAGTAAAGAGATACTTGAAGAATGAGAAGCCTAGAGTCCTACATATAGCTTTACAAGGCGATATGGTAGAGGGAGAAGCCATATTTCCAGGTCAACCTTTCGAGATTGACAGCGATCTATGGACGCAATCGTTGCGTACTGTGCCTGAATTGATAGCTCACGTCGTATGTGAGCTGTATTCTTACGTCCCTAAGATTAAAGTGGCAGCTGTTCACGGCAATCACGGACGTACAGGATTAAAACATTCAGGTCATTCAAGAAAATCCAATTGGGATCTTGTCAGTTATGAAACTGCAAAATTACTCTGCGACAAATCGGGATTAAGCAAGGTGTCGTGGGATATATCAACCGATTGGTATGTTAAGCAGGTGGTGTGTGGCCACGGAATCCTTTGTGTACATGGTGATCAGATACGCGGAGGAAGCCCATTGCCACTTGCTAACATTTTTAAGAAGGCTATGGGATGGCAATTAAACATTGATGATTGGAATTATTTGTCAGTTGGTCACCACCACACACACGCTTCTGGTGTTTTAAATAACGATTTGTACTTCTTTTTAAGCGGAAGCCCTGAGTCTGACAACGATTTTGCAAAAGAGTTTTTAGCCCAAGGTGGCGCACCAGTACAACGTCTCTGCTTCTTCGATAAGCAGGGATTAATTTCAGAAAACTTGTTACGTTTATAAAATGGACGAAGAAGAAACAACACTACCAACTTTAAACATACATTTAATTAAAGCTCTTAGAAAACTTTTTCCAGAAAAGTCTCCTGACCTACAAGATTCTGACCGTGAAATATGGTATAAAGCAGGGGCAAGTTCTGTAGTCTCCTTCTTAGAGGATGTCTACGAACGGCAAAACGAATCTATATTAAATTAAAATGTCTGCTTTCAAAGATTATATTACATCCTTTTTAACTGCCAACACCAAGTCTATATTCTGGTTTATCATAGGAGTTCTGTTGGGTATGTTTGTATTTTAAAATGTGTTTTTCAGCTCCTAAACCTCCTAAACCACAAGATCCTCTTCCTCCACCTGATGCCCCAACTCCAATGGCTTCAGAAGAAGTTACAGGTAAAGAGCGTCAACGGTCAGGCGGTCGTAGAAAAAGAGGTGTTGCAGGTTTAACAATACCTTTAGCGCAATCAGGCATAGATTACACAGCATAAACATATATGTCATACGGCAAAACAGCAAAAGGCTTGTACACAAAGTGTGAAGTCGACCGTACTCCTGTACTTGAACGTGCAAGACAAGCGGCGCGTTTGACCCTGCCCACTCTTATCCCAGATGAGGGC